TTTTTGATGATGGTGATGATTGCCTTATCATTTGTGAGCAATCCGCCGTCTCCCTCTTCCGCCAGGCCACTCAGTCTATGATTCAGTTCGGCATGGTCATTAAGATCGAAAATGAGACAAACAGTTTCGAGAACATCATTTTCTGCCAATCACAGCCTATTAAAACTCACCTTGGGTGGAAGTTCACCAGAAATCCCACCAAAGTCATGTCATGTACCCTGGTAGGCAGTAAATGGCTGCACCTCAACCGCAAAGGGCGAGCCACCTTTCTTAATGGTCTCGCTGAATGTGAGATCATCCTAAACAAAGGTGTCCCCGTGTTGCATGCATTTGCTCAAGCTCTCCGCCGCAACGCCGGAACAAGCAAGATGGCTTTCGACCCGTCCAGTGGTGAGCATTATCGATACATGCGTGAGCTCAAGACTCGCATGAACGTTAACACGATCGTCCCGATCACTCTCGAAGCCCGGTTGTCTTACCACCGCGCCTTCAATTGCTCCCCTGAGCAACAAGTTCACTACGAGGCCCTCCTTGACTCGTGGACCTTCCCTCTCGACGGAGACGTCAACGAGGAGTCGTACATAGACCCTCTCACCTGGGAGGATCATCGTGTCTGGTCTTCTGATCATGACCTCCCTAAGGGAAACCCAAATGTTAAATCGTAATAAACCCAATCAGCCGGCCTCTCGGAACAAGCAGCGAGCGCCCGCTAAGAATAATACTGCTAAACCCATACCCCTCCCAAGAGTTCACAAAGCTCCGGCCGCCCAGAGCCGCATCATGCGCACTGCCAAACCACAGCTGCGCAGCCTTCCAAATGGAGACATTGTGGTCAGCCATAGAGAGTTCATTCGAGACATCCCTGGAAGCGTCGCGTTCGCTGTCACAGGGCTGCCCGTTTCTCCTGGCCGCAACGTCACCTTCCCATGGCTCGCTCAAATCGCCTCCAACTATGAAAGTTATCTATTCAGACGATTGAAGTTTGAATTCCTCACCTCCTCCCCTACGAGTGCAGGCGGAAAAATGATGATCATGCTGGATTATGATGCCACTGACA